GTGATGCACCACGGATAAACCTATGGCCTGTGCCTGATAAGTCTTACAGTTTTGTATATTGGCGACTACGACGTATGGAAGATGCAGGGAATGGTATAGAAACAGCGGATATGAACTTTAGATTTTTACCTTGTTTGGTAGCAGGGTTGGCGTATAACATAGCTATAAAAACACCTGAATTATCGGGCAGATTACAGATGTTAAAAGCTGATTATGATGAGCAGTACAACCTTGCAGCGGGCGAAGACAGGGAGAAAGTGTCTGAACGGTTTGTACCACGAGTAGGGAGGATCTAGTGACTGTAGCATTTGCATCTATCAAAAGAGCGATAGCTGAATGTGATATTTGTGGATTTCGTTTCAAGCTACGTGAGTTACGCAACATAATTACTAGAGGTAGGAATACTAATATTAAAGCATGTCCGCAATGCTTTAGTCCTGACCACCCACAAAATAAACAAGGTATGTTTCCTGTGCGAGATCCCCAGGCAATACGTGATCCACGCCCTGACTTTGTAGGGTATGAGCAGAGTAGAAATTATGCGTGGGGTTGGAACCCTGTAGGTGATGGGCAGAACAACTATGGACTAAGCAAAAGCAGTAGTCTAAAAATGCTTAGTGGTGTGGGATCAGTAACGGTGACAACATGAATTATACAGAGTTAAAAACAAACATAGCAGACATATGTGAAACGACGTTTACAGATGCACAGGTAAACATGTTTATACAACAGGCAGAGCAGAAGATATACAACACTGTTCAGATCCCTGCTTTACGTAAAAATGTTTCAGCTGCAACCACGTCTAGTAACAAGTATTTAGCTTTACCCGCAGATTTTTTATATCCTTACAGTATGGCTATATATACGACAGCAGGTAACTCATATTCTTATTTGTTATATAAGGATGTTAATTTTATGCGTGAAGCGTACCCAAACCCTTCTACAACAGGTACACCAAAGCACTATTCACAGTGGTCAGATGGTTTCTTCATATTAGGACCTACACCTGACGCTGCGTATAATGTAGAGCTTTATTATGGTCACTATCCAACATCTATAGTCACCGCGACTACCACATTCTTGGGTGACGACTTTGATTCAGCCCTGTTAAACGGGGCATTGATAGAGGCTGTACGGTTTCAAAAACAAGAACCAGATGTTATACAGAACTACGAGAAACTGTACTTACAATCAATTACGTTGCTTAAAAACGCATATGAGGGTAGAAATGTTACAGATAACTACAGATCTGGAACGTATAAAGTAGAGGCTAGTTAATGTTAACAAACGCAATAAAAATGGGTGAGAACTTTAGTGTAGATGTAACAACCACTGATAATAGAGGTTTAACTCCTGAAGAGGTAACAGCGTTATGTTTAGATAAAATTATATCTGTAAGTGATACAGCGCCACCTGCTATAAGAGATCAGGCGCAAGCATTCCGTGGTCATCTAGAACGTGTTATACTAGAATATATGAAACAAGCTATACAGCATGATAGGGTGACAATATATAATGCAATAAAAGATGCAGGACACGATAAGCTTGCAGAACACATAAGGAGAATATAATGGCTTTTTCAGGCAACGCATTATGTAATTCATTCAAACAAGAGTTACTAGAAGGTGTGCATAATTTTACAGGTAGTGGTAATACTTTTAAGTTTGCCATGTATACGAACTCTCAGGCAGGCAACGATAATCTAGGGGGAAGCAGCAGCACTATGGATGCTACAGTCACAGCCTACAGCAGTTCGGCTTCTAACGAGGTAAGTAATACTGGAGACTATTCTGCGGGGGGTGGCGCATTAACTAACGTCGCACCTTCATTAAAATCCACTTCAACAGCCACAACGCAGTTTAGCCCTCTGATATTTTCTGGGGTTACCTTAACCGCAAGAGGGGCGTTGATATACAATGATACAAACAGTGACAAAGCAGTATGTGTCTTGGATTTTGGGGCGGATAAATCAGCATCAAGTGGTACGTTTCAGATAAACTTTCCTACTAATGACGCAAGTAATGCGTTAATAAGGATAGCCTAATGGCATTTAAAATAGAAGATAGAGTAAAAGAATCGACTGTAACCACAGGGACAGGGACACTTACCCTAGATGCCGCGGTAACCAACTTTGAAAGATTTTCTGCTAATTTATCTAATTCAGATACTACTTATTATGCGATTGTAGATAACACTAATAATACGTTTGAAGTCGGGCTTGGTACATATTCCTCTAACACGTTAGCACGAGGTACTATCTTTGCTAGTTCAAATAGCGGGAACAAAGTAGATCTTGGTGTAGGCACTAAAGAAGTATTCATAACAGTTCCTGCCAGTAAGATTGTTGTTGAAGATGGCAGTAATAATGTGGCCATAGGAGGTACAGTAACAGCCACTGCTTTTAGTGGGAGTGGCGCAAGTCTTACAGGTGTTGATGTAGTAAACGACACGAGTCCTCAGTTAGGGGGCAATCTAGATGTAAATGGCAACGATATAATATCAGCTTCTGGGAATGCTAATATAGAAGTGGCTCCTCATGGTACTGGAGGTCTTGTTGTAAAAGGCAACAACACAGGGTCGGAGAATCAAGGTAAGATAATATTAAATTGCCAGAATAATTCACATGGTCAAACTTTAAAATCTCAACCTCACTCAGCAAGTGCTAGTAACACTTTATTATTACCCAGTGGTAGTAACGATGGCTCTGCACAAGCATTAGTCGCTGTAGATATCACACAAACATTAACAAACAAAACACTCACAAGCCCTGTTATAGAAACTTTAACAGGGTCAACAATTACACTAGATTCAGCAGGGGATATAACCTTAGATGCAGGTGGAGCCGATGTAACGCTAAAAGATGATGGTACTACATATGGTAGCCTAACAAATAGCAGTGGTGAACTTGTAGTAAAGTCAGGGTCAACTCCTACAACAGCCTTAACCTTCAGCGGTGCAAATGCTACCTTTGCAGGTGACCTTACAGTAAATGGCACAACTACTACGATTAACAGCTCTACCTTAACTGTAGATGATCCTATAATAACACTTGGAGGAGACTCTGCACCAGGAAGTGATGACAATAAAGATAGAGGTGTAGAGTTCCGATATCATACTGGATCAGCAGCTAAAGTAGGTTTCTTTGGTTTCGATGATAGTGCTACAGCTTTTACATTTGTTCCAGATGCTACAAATAGCAGTGAAGTGTTCAGTGGCACTGTAGGCAACGTGGTGTTTGGTGTTGGTACGTTTGGTTCACTAGATGTGTCTGGCAATGTAGATGTAGATGGAACGCTTGAGGCTGATGCTATGACACTTAACGATGTAGCTATAACAACAACAGCAACATTGTCTACTGGTATATCAAATGGTAATGTTTTGGTTGCAAACGCAAGTGTTGCAGACAATGATTTTCTACGAGTTGACGGAACAAGTGTTGAAGGCAGGAGTGCATCAGAGCTTGCAGATGACATAGGGGCAGCCACTAAAGGCTTTGCCACAGCGATGGCGATAGCATTGTAAAGGAGGTTGAATGGCACAAGATTTTGAAAGAGCAGTAGCAAAAGACAGTAGTAGCGATATCAATATAGGAACGACAGCAAGAGCCGTTTTTGACTGTGACTCTGACGATGCAATAGTCGGTATAAGAATGGCAAATGTAATCACTTCCCAGATAACTGTAGATTGTTTTGTAAGAACAGCAGCAGCAGGTGGCAGTGATCTAGATGTATATTTAATAAAGAATGCACCAATACCTTCTGGCTCAAGTTTAGAGTTGATAGACGGTGGTAGTAAGATTGTATTACAGAACGGAGATCAGCTATTTGTAAAGGCAAACACGGATGCGTCTTTAAATTGTTATGTTAGTTTTGTGGATGCTATTAGTACATAGGAGGAATAATGCCACACATAGGTAATCAAGTCGGTTCAAGTTTTTCATCAAGACCTGCAACGCAGGAGTTCAACGGAAATGGCTCTACAACGGTCTTTACGTTAAACCAGACTGTTACTCAAGAAGACATAGTAGTAAGCGTTGACGGTGTAATACAGGAGAGTGTAGACGCATTTACAGTGCCTAATGGTACAAGTCTTACGTTTACAGAAGCTCCATCAACTGGCACAGGCAATATCTTTGTAATCTATCTTGGTGCAACGGATGTAAGCACAACCATACCTGCACAAAATAAAGGCACATTCAAGAATGGTGGTATGTTTCGTGTTAACTCACAGACCGTAGATATAAACACAACAATAGAAGCTACAGAGAACGCAACAGCCACAGGACCTTTGACAGTATCTTCTGGCATAACCATTACAGTAAACTCAGGGGGCAATCTAGCAATCATATGAGCAACCTTCTAGTACAGAATATAAAGCATACGAATGGCACTACGGCTATTTCTGTAGACACAGCAGGACGAGTCACTCAGCCTGCATTGCCTTGTTGGAGTGTTGAAGGCATCACTGGAACATTATCAAATAACGGCATTTTAAATTGGGCAAACTCAAATAATGGAAGTGACACCTTTAGTTTTGTACAAGGTGGTGTTACTTGGAGTGGTGCGTCTGATTATAAAGTTACTGTACCAGTTACGGGTATTTACATGGTAAATGTTGGTGTAAATATGAGGTCAACAAGTTCAAGTAATTCTTTGGGTATAAAAATTCTTAAAAACGGAACAACTATTGAACCAAGTGCGGCAGGTAAAGAAGACGGAGAAAGTAACCATTTTGATTGGTACAGCATTAATCTAGTACTAAGTTTATCAGCGAATGATTATTTACAAGTAAAAAACACTGGTGGCAACGACATTCAATTCCCTAATGATAGCGACACTGGTGGTTACTTGAACGGACATTTAATAGGATAAACAATGAGTACATTAAGAGTAGACAACTTACGAGGACAGACGGCAGATGGCACGAATAGGTATGTGGTGCAGGTTGTGGAGGGTAGTGTTTCACCAAAAACGGCTACTACATCTACAAGTTTTATCACAACTGGTTTAGAAGCGACAATCACACCCACTTCTACCTCTAATAAGGTTTTAATTTCTGTAGCTATGAATGGTGTTTATAGTCCAGAAGCAGATTATGTGGTTTTTCATATATATAAAAATGATGTAAACCATCACTCTTTTTCTACTAATGT